GTGTTTCCGATAACGGACTCTGGCATGCCAGAGTCCGTTATCGGAAACACTGCATCTCTTGCAACTGTTCTCCCAGAAGTCAAGATGCCAGGTATCTCACCAATGGCAAACCTTGCAGTAACTGAACTTGGTAAGCGTTTCCCGTGGATGGAAAAAGCAGCAAGTGCTGCATCAGGCGGATACCCAGCAACTAACTGGCTAGATACCGTTCTTCCCAACTCAAGCGTTAGAGCCATCTTTAATGGCTTGACAATGGATCAACGAGTGAGCGCAGTTCACAACGCTACTTTGGTTGCTATTGCGAGTGCGCAATACCATGGACTTATTGACGATAAGTTCCCATCATTGCCACCTGCTCAGCAACAGCAGATCCTTGACAGGATTGAAAACAACGCAAAGTCAAACTTGTTTATTCAGGGCTTGCTTTCATTCTTCTTGCCGTTAGCACCAAACGTATCCAATATGGATTACAATAAGAACTTGCAATCTTTACGCGATGAGTATCAAAACATGCTTAAGTCTGGCATGACAATCGCTCAGGCACAAGATAAGTTCCTATCAAGCCATGGCAACCAAGCAATTTCCTACACTTTAGGCTTTTCAAAGACCAAAGAAAACGGAGCAACAATTCCGCTTTCGGATGCAACCATTAACTGGTTAAATGCCAACAAGGACATTATGCAAAGCCATCCAAATGGCGCTGCATACCTTGTTCCTCAAAACACAGCTGGTGGGGACATTCAGGCTATTGAGAACAAGTTGCTTACAATGCACCTTCGCGCTCAGCAGACACCAGCAGAGTTTATGAATTCGGTATATGTTGCAAAGGGTTGGGCTGATCTTGGCCAAGACTTCAAAGATTACCAAGATGCCATTAAGCAGGCAAAAGCAACAAATAACATTACTGCCCTTAGCCAAATTTCACAGGCTTGGAAGGTTGTAACCGAAAACTATGCTCAGCAAAATCCAATTTGGTGGGCTAGTTACAAAGATCCAACCAAAACTGTAGATGCCCAAAATGCTCTTAAAGATTTCCAGTCTTTGCAAAGCACGGGCAAGTTGGGCAACTCACAGCAGGCAACAGGTATCGCAGACTTGCTTTCAAGTTACAACGATTACCACGCAGCCATTAGCCAGCAGACCAAAGGCACAAAACTTACAAGCATTGGATATTTAATTCAAGATGCTTGGAACAATTATTTGGATCAAGAAATGACCAATAATCCAAATCTTGCAAATGTTATCAATGGCGTATTTAGGAGAGTATCGTAATGGCAACACCATCAGCGACACCAGCACCAGCACCAACAGGTGCTGTTGGCAAGAGTGCTTTTGCACAGGCTTATGCTGGCCTAACAGGCGGCGCCACCAATCTATACGCAATTCCCACAACAACAAATACCACATACCTAACTCAAACTTCACAACCTGATATTGAGTCAACAGTTAACGGTTTATTTCAGCAACTTGTTGGTCGCTACGCTACACCTGCTGAAATTAAGCAATATGGCGCAGAACTTCTTGCCGCTGAAAAAGCAAACCCTGGTAAATATACTGGCGAAACCACATACCAGCAATCAGGTAAGCGTGGAATTGTTAGCGGTACACAGGTCACGACTGGTGTAAATCCACAAGATTTTCTTACTCAGCAAATTAAAACATCTGCTTCTGCTCAGGAGTTCCAGTCAGCAACGACCGCTTTTGACATGTTAACCCAGATGGCTAAATCGGATGCGGGTGCTGCATAATGGCTACTAAACCTAAAGTTGCTTCAACTGGACCTACAGGTCCCGCCACACCTCCTGCCCCTGCATTTGATACAGGATCTACTGGTGGTTTTGCTGGAGGTCTAACTAGCCCAGCGGATGTGCAGTCAGCATTAACAACACCAGGTAGTGGTGCTTACGCTTTTTGGCACCAAGATGATGGCAAAAAAATTGACCCAAGCCGTCCTGCTTGGCAGCAAACCCTTTCTGGCTTCCTAGCAGAAGCGCAGAAACAAGGTTGGCTTGGCAACGCTTTATCATTCCAAAAAAACTTCCGCCAGACTGACTGGTTTGCAGCAAACAAAGATCAAGGTCTTTTGTATGCCACATCCAAGTTTATTAACAACACTTACCCAGTTGATATTCAAAACCGTTCTGCTGAAATCAAGCAGCTTGCAACGGAAATGGGTTATGGCACATTAAGCGATTCTGTTATTCAGGATCTTGCTGACAAGTCTTTATTCCAAGCATATGACTCAAACGCTTTTGGCAATGCTGGATACCAGCAAATTCTTAAGAGCAAGATTGCCCTTGCTGCACAAAACGGTGGAACACAGGGAATTACTGGTGCCGCAGGTGCGCTAGGAACGGGTGCTACAGGCCCAGCAGTTGCCCCCGCTGGCGGAACCGCCCTTGACAACATCAACTCTCTCAAGAGTTACGCTCAGCAAATGGGTGTTGCCCATGTTGATTCTTGGTACCAAGATGCCGCAAACGCCATCAACAATCCTTCTAGCGGATTAACTGTTAATGACTTCATGGGTCAAATTAAAGATCAGGCAAAGTTGGATTGGTCTGGATACGCAGACAAGATTGATAAAGGTTTTAAGGTTTCAGACATTGTTTCACCATATATCAACTCAATGGCTCGTATTCTTGAAATTGACCCAAACGCTGTAGATATTTCTACAGATCCTTATATTAAAAAAGCAGCAGGGCTTACCGTTGGACCTGATGGCACAAGCCAGCCAATGCCTACTTGGCAGTTTGAGAACTTGCTTCGCCAAGATCCTAAGTGGCTTCAAACAAACAACGCTCGTGACAGCTTGATGTCTACTGGATTAGACTTCCTCAAGAGTTTTGGATTGGCTCAATAATGGCGATCAGACCAAATAAAGCAATAATTGATGGCGGAGATATTTCTTTGCCTACTACAACTGTAAGCGCTGCGGATCAAGCAGCAGCTATCAATTATGGCGCTGTTGCGCCAGAGTCAACACCAACAGCAACTCCTGCATCAACAACAAAGACTCCAGCCGCAGCGGCTCCTGCACCTACACCAGCCGCAACAATGACAGACCCACTGCGCAACAAATCTGTAAAGCCAACTGCGCCAGCAGGGTCACAATATATTTGGATTGGCGGAACTAATACTGGTTCTTGGCAACTTTATGCCAGCAATGCTGCATCATCCCAAATGGCTGCAATGGGAACAACTGCCCAAACCGCACCAGCAACAACGGCAACAGGAGCGACAAACGCTGCTCCATCAACAGATCAAAATGCCCTTCAGTTGCTTACATCTACTCTTACTGGTTACGGTCTAAGTGGAGATATTGCATCTGGCATTACAGGTTTGTTGCAAAAAGGTTATACATCAGACACCATCAAGGCGGTTATTCAAGACCCATCTGCGGTTAATTCCTCAGACCCTTCAATTAAATCTCTTGCCTCTGCATGGCAGACACGATTCTCAGCAAACACTGCTCGTCAGCAAGCTGGCCTACCAGTCCTTGACCCAGCAACATATATTGCCACTGAGCAACAGTACAAGGCAGTAATGCTTCGCGCAGGGTTGCCAACAACAGCAATTAACAATGATTACATTGGCAAGTTGATGTCGGTAGATGTATCCCCAGCAGAAGTACAACAGCGTATTGATGCAGCCACAACAGCGGTCAATTCGGAAGATCCTTATGTTATTCAGCAATTAAATCAAATGGGTCTTGGCACTGGCGATATGGTATTCCATCTTCTTGATCCAGCAACTGCATCAAACATCGTTGCTCAGAAAGTTCAGGCAGCACAAGTTGGAGCTGAAGCGGCTCGTGCTGGTGTTAACACCACACAAGATTATGCAATGCAGTTGGCAGCAGCGGGTGTCACACAAGCCCAAGCACAGACTGGATTCCAGAACATCGCTCAGCAATTGCCAGCAACACAAGCACTTGCTAATCGTTATCAGGGTTACGGCACAGCAGGAAATGTTGGTCAGGAATTACAGACCGCAGTATTCGGTCAGCCTGGTACACAGACTCAGGCACAAGCCCAAGCAGAACTTGAGCGTCTTAAGACTCAAGAAATCAGCGCCTTCTCAGGCTCATCAGGAGCAGGTAAAGGCAGCCTAGGCATTAGCGATACAAGCGGCCTACAGTAAATAGAATCCGTCACGGTCCACCAGCGCCGATGACGTGTATTAAGACTGGTAGCGGGAGCCAAACCTCATTCCCCTGTGAGAATTTGTGGCCTGCGTCTCAATCAACGAAAGGGAGTGCCGCATGGCAAACCAATATGAAGATGACGAAGATGACTTCGTTAATGAAACAGCTGAGACAGATAATGGTCCAGCAAATCTCCGCAAGGCTCTAAAGCGTGCAGAGAAAGAAAAGAAAGAACTGGCGGATCAGCTAGCGCAAATCCAGTCAGATCTTCGTAGTCGTTCAGTCAAAGAAGTATTGGCTAATAAAGGCGTCCCAGAAAAGGTCGCCAAGTTTATACCTGGCGATATTTCAACGCCTGAAGCAGTTGATGCCTGGCTATCAGAGAACGCCGATGTATTCGGCTTCCAGATCGCTGGACAAGAACCTGCTCCAACATCAGAAGAAACCAAAGCAAACGTGGCAGCATATCAGCGCATTGACGCTGCAACACAAAACGCGAATACCCCATCTCGTGACCAGGATCTGGCCGCAAAGATTGCTGGGGCAAAGACAGTTGAAGAACTTAACGCGTTAACAGGCTCACCAAGCCAACGTTTCCGACGATAAAAAACCCATCCAAGCACAAACCTTACAGAAAGAAGGTGACACACAATGGCTAACGCATATACAGATACGACCTCTGGCTCGCTCGGTACCTCACTCGTACAGACCGCCTATGATCGTTACGTAGAGTTCGCCCTTCGTGCTGTGCCAATGGTTCGCGATGTAGCGGACAAGAAGCCAGTACAGCAGGCTATGCCTGGTTCATCAGTCGTTTTCCAGTTCTATACTGATCTCTCGGCTGCAACAACACCACTTACTGAGCAAGTTGATCCAGATGCAGTTGCACTTGGTAACACAACAACAGCTTCAGTAACACTTCAGGAATACGGAAATGCATCACTTGCAACCCGTAAGCTTGAATTGTTCTCACTCTCAGACGTTGATCCAGCGATTGCAGACATCATCGCGTTCAACATGGCTGACTCACTTGACACAGTTGCGCTTTCTACCCTCACAGGCGGAATCAACGCAATTGCAGAAGTTAACGGTAACGCAGTATCTACCTTTGCAGGTACATACACAAACGGTACTACTAACAAGTCAATCCTCTCAACAGACGTAATCAAGTCTCGTGACATCCGTTTGGCTGTCGCTAAGCTCCGTGCTAACAAGGCTGTCCCACGTCAGGGCGAGTACTACTGGGTTGGTATCCACCCAGAAGTTTCACACGATCTTCGTGCTGAGACTGGTGCTGGCGGATGGCGTGATGACCACAAGTACTCAGAGACAGGTGCTTCTGAGTTCTGGCCAGGAACAATTGGAACATACGAAGGCGCAATGTTTGTTGAGTCTCCACGTATGGCTAACTTTGCTGACGGTACAGGTGCTGGTTCAGCATCAGGTACTTTCGGTACTTCTTCATATGTCAACGCTACAGGCGGCGTCCGTGTATTCCGTACACTCGTTGCAGGTAAGCAGGCACTCGCAGAGGCAGTTGCTGAAGAGCCACATGTCATCTTCGGACCAATCGTTGACAAGTTGATGCGTTTCCGTCCAATCGGATGGTACGGCGTACTTGGATGGGCACGTTACCGTGAACCATCACTCGTTCGTATTGAATCAACATCTTCAATCCACACAGCGTAGTTTGAAGTAAGTGTTAGTCCCCCGCTTTCGGGCGGGGGCTAACCCCAATAAGGAGAACAATGGCATACATGTTTAAGCCACCTACGGTGGAAGAAGGCCCAGCAGGCTTCACGCGATTGTTCTGGCGTTATAGAATTGCCCGTGCCAATACGATTCTTGTATACGGCACAACAGTTAAAAGTGAAAGAACCCCAGGCGTGGATGAAACGCAAGCGGCAGATTACTGCTACCTCGGCGGGCATGAGTACATCATCACCGACCCAGAGAGAACAATTTTGATTAACGCTGGTTACGGCGCAAACATCACAACAGTCTAAGGAGTCCTGATGAATCCAGGTAGATACAACCTCACAGTTTATCAAGGTACTACTTTTGACCTTAAGCCAGTCTGGAAGATTGGCGGAGTGCCTGTAAATCTTACAAACTACTCAGCTGATATGCAGGTACGAGCAGCAACCGATACAGCTGTTATTGTTG